TGGCACAACCTTTGCAATGGAAGGTAATAAACGGGGTAAGGGTAGTTACAACTCAAACAACCCATTTGCAGGTTATCAATTTGTTAACAGTATGCCTGAGTTATACAAAGTACCACGCAGAGCAAACCAGTCAGGTCGAGTTAGCCGCATGATGAACGGACGAGTAATTTTTAAGGCTTGGGCTTTAACTTACGGCAAGGTAACACCTAAAGTAGTTAATGCGCTAATAGACGCAAAGAAACAATTTGATTCAGGAAAGAGAGCTGCCTAATGGCTAAAGAAGATTTATCGGTCAAAATTGGTGCGTCTTTTGTAGGCAAAGCTGCTTTTGCTACAGCTGAGAAAAGTATTAGGAAGTTAGGCAAACAGGTATTAGCCTTAGCCACAGGCGGTGGAATTCTTGCATTTGGCAGATCATCAGTACAAGCATTTTATGAATCAGAAAAATCTGCCAAGGCGTTATACGGAACATTAAACAATTTAGGGTTAGCCTTTAAACGAGATGAAGTAAATAAGTATGTAGATAGATTAAGCCTTGCTACAGGTATTGTAGATGAACGCCTTAACCCAGCCTTACAGGTATTACTATTAAATACTAGAGACATTACTAAGGCACAAGAATTATTAGGCGTAGCCTTAGATATATCGGCAGCTACTGGTACTGACCTTCAACAAGTTTCAACAGCATTGGCTAAAGGCTTTAATGGTGAGCGTGGTGCATTAGGAAAGTTAACCTTAGGCTTTACAAAGGCTGAGTTAAGTGCCAAGGATTTTGATGATGTATTAAATTTATTGTCATATACTTTTCAAGGACAAGCCTCAGCTAGCGCTTCAGGTTTCACAGGCGATATAGACAGATTAAAAATTGCAGTAGATCAATTCAAAGAATCTATTGGTGAAGGAATTGCTAAGGGTTTTGCTAGCACAACTGGAGAGGCTAGTAATGCCGCTAGTGCTTTAACAGCTGTAGGAGACGCATTTGGCAAGTTAATAGAATTAAACTTAAAGTATGGTGGCATAAATCTATTAAGTCCAGAGTTCTACAAATCATTATTATCTACACCTAAAACGCCAGTTGGTTCAACCTTTACTTATGATTTTGGTGCTGGGGCTGAAACTGAAATGGCTCGACACAGACAAAGAGTATTAGACGCTCAAAGATTAAAAATAGAAAAGCAACAGTTAGCGACACAACAAAAATTACTTAAGGCACAACAAGATCAAGCCAAGATTAAAAAGTCACAGGGCTTACTTGACATAGAGCAAGCAGGTGTAATAGCAGCATTGCAAGGCAAGATTAGTGCTAACGAAAAACTACGCTTAGAGTTACAGCTAGCCTTATTGACTGGTAACGCTAGAGAAGCAGATCGCCTAAGTAATGAATTGTTGATTTCTCAGGGTCGCCTTACAGGGTTAGCCAGCTTTATTGCTAACCTACCTAAAGCACTTAACCCTTTTGCAGATTATCCAGCGTATGTACAAATGGCATTAGCAGAATTGGCTAAGTTAGCGGCTGCTCAAAAGTCCTTGCAGGTCAGTCCACAAGCTGCACCAATGAAAACTTTAGAGCAAGCAAGATCAGAAACCGTATCTAGCATTGCTCGGGTTAATGAGATTTACACAGACCTAATGTCTAAGATCAATGCAACCACAAAAGACAATAGTCCTACCGTTAATGTAAAGGTTGAAGTAGGCGGTCAACAGTTAACTGATGTTGTAACTACCCAACAATTAGATAACTCAGCTTCAGGCATTAGATCATCAATCAATAGAACTAATTTTGCTATCCAATGACCTTACCTGCTCAACTCAATGTCAGCCTAAACTTTAACTCAGGCGCAACCTTCGGTAACCCATTTACTATTGGTGACCCTATTAACGGCAGACTTGGGTTCGGTATTCTTGGAGACGGCACAGCACCAGCATTAGTTATTGATGTGACTGATGTCACACGCAGTATACAGATTAAGCGTGGTCGTAATATCCTTAGAGACACTTACGAGGCTGGAAGCGCAACGGTCAGAATCTATGACCAAAATGGCAGATTCAACCCTCAGAACACAAGCTCAGACCTATTTGGACAACTCACACCGCTTCGTAAGTTAAGAATCTCAGCAAGTTATCTAGGCACTTCGTATTACCTTTTTAGCGGATATACAACCACTTACACCTATACCTACGATCAAGCTGAGCAAGTCTCCTATGTAGACATTACAGCTGTTGACGGTTTCCGTTTATTCAACCTAGCCAACATTACAACCGTCACAGGTCAAGCCAATGGTGATGACACAGGTGAGCGCATAGGCAAGATACTAGACACCGTATCTTTCCCTAACTCAATGCGTACCATAGATACAGGTGACTCATTATGTCAGGCAGACCCAGCAACAACACGCACAGCCTTAAACGCTATTATCAATGCAGAGTTTAGCGAGCAAGGTGCTTTCTACATGGACGCTGAAGGTCAAGCCATATTTAAAAACCGTAACACAGTAGTTGCTTCAGCTGGTGGCACACCTATTGTGTTTAATCAGACAGGCGATATACCCTACAAGAACCTTCAGTTTGCATTTGATGACAAGCTAATCATTAACCAAGCGACTATTACCCGTATTGGTGGTACTGCTCAGTTTGCTGAGGACGCAGGTAGTGTGGCTACATATTTCCCTCACAGCGTTAACTACAATGATTTAGTCGTACAGACAGACACAGACGCTAACAACATAGCCCGAATCTATGTCGCTACTAGATCAGATACGACTATCAGAATTGACGCAATGACCTTAGACCTGCTTGACCCTGATGTGCCTACTGGCACAGTTCTAGCAATGGACTACTTTACTAATGTTGATATATCTAACATACAGCCTGACGGTTCTACAATAACCAAGAACTTACAGGTGCAAGGCATTAGCTGGGATATAACCCCTAATCGCTGGTTAGGTACTTTTACCACGCTTGAACCAATCACAGACGGGTTTATCATAGGTAACACCACCTATGGTGTCCTTGGTGATGATATACTAGGATACTAAGGAGTAATACAATGGCAACAGGTTTTCCAGCTTCAACAGGTGATGTTCTCTCAGCTGCAATGTTCAATGGGTTAGTCACTTTTACCCTCAACGATCAGGCTGGTAGCTACACAGTAGCCAACTCAGACCTTTATCAGGTACTTGTGCGCACAACCGCCGCTGGCACTAAGACAGTTACTATTGCGCCTGACTCAACCCTTACAGAAGCCGCAATCGGCACAGCTATTACTTTCCTTAACTCAGGTGCAGGGTTATTAACCTTTGCCGCTGGTGCAGGTGTAACCATTACTTCAGCTGGCGCAGCACCAACAGCACCAACCTTGGCACAATACAAGACAGCGGTTGCAATCCGCACAGCTGCTAATGCTTGGACTATTGTCGGTGGCATTGCCTAATGCTTGGCAACATTGTTGCTGGTACTTTTAGTGCTGGCGTACCACCTGTAACCAACTCTTACGAATCTATTGCCACAGTTACAGTAGGTTCAGGGGGTCAAGCCACAGTTAGTTTTACTTCTATTCCTTCAACTTACAAACATTTGCAATTAAGATTTATAGCAAGAACTACAAGTGCTGTTTCAAGTCAAGGTAACTTTATTGGATTAAGATTTAACTCAGATACTTCTGCAAATTATTCTGCTCATCAATTAAGAGGCGAAGGTTCAGGAACGCCAAATGCAAGTGCATTTACAACTCAAAGTACAGGGTATGTACAACGAGCCTCAAATGCTAATAATGGTGCAAACATTTTTGGAACTGGTTTAATAGATGTTTTAGATTATACCTCAACTACTAAATATAAAACTGTTAGAAATCTAGGTGGTTATGATGCCAATGGAAGTGGTCAAGTTATTTTAATGTCTAATTTATGGTACAACTCAACTATTGCTGCCATTTCAACAATTTTATTAACACCTGAGGCTGGCAATTTTGCAGAGTATTCAAGTTTCGCCCTATACGGAATAAAGGATTAATATGCCATCAACTTATGAACCGATAGCGACAACTACTTTAGGTAGTGCGCAAGCAAGTGTAGATTTCACTTCCATACCTGCAACTTATACCGATTTAGTGGTTATTTTTAATGGTCAAGCGGCTGGCAGTTTAAACAATTTAGAAATGCAATTTAATGGGGATACAGGTACAAATTACTCAGACACTTATTTATCAGGTAATGGAACTTCCGCTTCTAGCGGTAGGGAAAGTGCAACAAAAGCATCTATTTTAATAGGCAACAATGGAAACCCACCTGCAAGTGGTAGTTCATTTGATATTGTTATTGTAAATATAATGAATTATGCAAATACCACAACTTATAAAACTGCACTAACGAGAGCCAATAACGCTGCTAATGGTGTTGATGCAATAGTTGGATTATGGCGTGCCACACCAGCCGCTATTACCTCTATTAAGATTTTTATTAAAGGTGGCAATAATCTTAATACTGGTACTAACGCAACGCTCTACGGCGTTAAGGCGGCATAATGGCTACTACATATAAATTAATTGATAAAAATACTTTAACTTCAAATCAAAACTCAGTTTCATTTACTGGGCTTGGTGCTTATTCATCTGATTACACAGACTTAGCGATATTTATTTCAGGTCGTTGCACTATCTCTGATACTTTTAGAGGTTCTTATATTTCATTTAATGGTTCTACCTCAAACTTTAGTGGCATATATCTACAAGGTGCAGGTTCAGGAACGCCAGCAAGTGGTTCACTAGCCCGTTATATTGGCGCCAATCCTGCTGCAACTGCCACTGCAAATACTTTTGGCAATAAATGGATATATATTCCAAACTATTCAAGCAGTAATAACAAATCATTTAGCGTAGATAGTGTTGCAGAAAACAATGCTACACTTGCATTTGCTGAGTTGATGGCTGGTTTATGGTCTAACACCGCTGCAATCACTTCAATTTCATTTGCTCACGATGTAAATGATTTTGCAACTGGAAGTTCATTTTACTTATACGGCATTAAGAAAAACTAAGGAGAAAAAGAAATGGCAAAACCAACTAAACTAATCATCAACTGCGAAACTAAAGAGCAGATTGAGATTGAACTAACTGATGAGGAAATTGCACAGCTAAAGGCAGACCAAGCAAAGGCACAGGCTGACAAAGCTAAGGCTGACGCTGACGCAGCTATGAAGGCTGAGGCTAAGGCTGATCTACTTGCCAAACTAGGCATCACAGCTGAGGAAGCTGCTTTACTACTTTCCTAATGAAGCCATGGTTGTCCAAAAGCGCAGTACAGCTGCGTGAACAAATAGATGATTCTTACCCAAGTCGTAGCAGGAAGTCTGACGGGTGGGTGGCTGATCTGCGTCATCAACAGGCAGGTAAGTCAGACCATATACCTGACCCGAAGTCCAACGGCGTCGTTAGAGCTATTGACATTGACGCTAGCCTTTCTGACAACCGAGGAGATTCAGCATATTTGGCAGATCAGCTTAGACTCTACGGGAAAAATAGTGGACGCATATCTTATGTAATTCATTTAGGTCGTATTGCTAGCCCTGTACTGGGTTGGCGTTGGCGTAAGTACAAAGGGTTTAATCCACACAATCACCATATTCACACCAGTTTTGCAAAGGCTTCCGATAATGACAG